TGAAGATACTATTATCTTTATTGAATGTCTTATTGGTCGTTATAATTTAGTTGCTGCACTTTCTGAAGAAATTAAGATTGAGGATATTCCAGATGAAATTTTGGACATTATCCGCGAAGGTAGGGCACCGAATGTGGAAGATTTATTACCATTAGATAGTTATGCTCAGACCTACTTAATATCTCAACTTATCTGGATTTGTGGAATGGGTAGAATAATTTACTATTCAGATGAAAGCAAAGCTGAAGAGATTATCAAAATGCAAGAACAATCTGGAGCACATTTTTGGGCAAGTTATATTTATTCTGCTTTTGCTCTTTTGAATTGTAGAGTTATATCAGATGAGTTTATGGCCATAATGACCAATAATTACGATAATAGCACACAAAACGTATTGAGACTGAACAGAATTTTTATTGAACTTTGTGAGTGCATTTATCTAAGACACCACGAGGATTTACACTATTACGATCTTAAGGTGGACGGTAGATAAAGTGGCTAAAAAACGTAAAAATCTTAATGCAACAACAAAAGTTAATCCACCGGCTCATAGTAATCAGCCTGTAGATCTATCAGTTAGAGAAACCTTTCATCTTAAGTTTCCCTTTGAGTTGCACCACATGGATAAAACTGAAAAGAAGATCTGCTGGTTCAAAGATAAAATTGATATGGGAAAGTACATGAAAAAATATGCACTTAAACCAAAAGATTGCAACATACTACAAACAAAACCTAGAACTTAAATGATTAATCATATCACGGGCGACATCATAAAGCTTGCAGAGAATGGAAACTTTGATTATATTTTACATGGCTGCAATTGTTTTCACACTATGGGTTCCGGTTTGGCCGGTCAATTGGTGAAGAAATACCCAATAATTTTGGCGGCGGATAAAACTACTGCTTACGGAGACCGGGAAAAACTTGGAAAATGGACAAACGCGAAAATTTCTACATATCATAATCAATTTACTATTGTCAACGTCTATACTCAATTCTTTTTTGGATTGGGAACTGATGTATTTGAGTATGACAGTTTTGATGAATTTCTTAATAGTTTTGGTGAGCATCTTAAAATGAGAGGTTCTAGAGTCCGAGTGGCATTTCCTAAAATTAGTGCAGGCTTGGCTGGTGGCAATTGGCCAAGAATTCTTCAATCTATCAGTAATTTTTCAAAATTAAATTCTGATTTTATTGATGTAACCATTGTCAGTTATGTGAATGACCAAGTTTAGGCCGGTCTACAAACTGTCCACTAAATCTCCAATTTACCGAAAATGTCATATGATACTAACAAGCCAAAAGGCACCACACACCCGAAAACAATTTAATTATGTCGGATTCACATTACAGCAATGCTTTTGATAGTCTATCAGAGCTTGAATGCTCTAGTATCGGTTTTATTCACCTAAGGGACTTTCTAATGTTCATTACGGATAAGGCCGAAAATGGTGAAAATGTTGAAGACTATCTCTACACTGCAATTGGACTACTTGAGTTTGCAACCGAAAAGTTTGATAAGCAGTTTGCCCGAGTGTGGAGTGAGGTACTTGTTAATCATCCAACTAAAACCCCTATTGAGAATTGAAAATGGCAAAAACTGACCGAGATTCAAATTATATGAGAGAAGCTTTCGGAACAACTTCTCTTGTTACTGATTATGTGGACACTGAAGTAAAACTGAGTCCACGAGCAGAAAGTTTGCTACGAGTGGCAAGGCAATCTTATTCGTCTGGCCCTGCTGTAATTGTTGCCGAGGTTCTTCGCGAACTGGCTAAAAATGGCAACTTCACCATAACCGTAGAAGCTGTTGTTTCTCCTGCTGTTTTTCTACCTCTCGATCCGCTTCTAGAAATCGCTCAAGAGTTAGATTCTCAACGGAGTGTATAATGAACAGGCCACTCCTTCTTTTAATCTGTAATCTACCTGCAGTTGCTTGTGTTATCTTTGCTGGCATCTTAGCCCTTCACAGTATTCCAGAATGGGGATGGTTTCTATTTGTTGGACTTTTGACGACAAGCTATCTATCTTCTTCGGAAAGTTCTAACTGACCAATGAACATTAAAACAATCTCTGCGGCTCAAGAGGCCGCCAAACAATTTTTAGAAAGTGCTGAGGTAGTAATGGCCGAAATGACCCAAAAGAATATTAACTACAGTTATATCAGCGGTACAAAGGCAACAGGCGATCTACGCCGAAAGAGTATGACTCTTACTCGTTCACTTGCGGATATGAGAAGACCATGAGTAAAAATGTATCTTTTGGTTGGAATGAGTTAATTCAATCTATGATAATGGAACCGCGAACTATTCAAGACAATAACACCCCTTCTCTTGAACTTGAGTTTAGTCTTCAGGCTCCAAGACTAGAAGAGCAATTACATGAACAAGGAATGAGACTTAATCTTAGGCCATATTTAAGACAGAATTTGCAAAAGATGGTTGATAGTTACATTTATCTAACCTCTAACGAATTTATGAATGTTATTGGCGATAATCGGGTCATCTTTGAAAGAATGAAAACTCTTATTGCTTCTTATTGTGTTCCTCTCAACGCGGAAACAGACCAAGAAGTTGAGGAAGCAATAAGAATCGCAGAACGAGTCGCTAATGGCCAAGAACGCACTTACAGCTTTGAGGAATCTATGAATGATCTAGGTCTTTCTAATAATATGTCCGAAACTTTTGAGTTATCTCCAACCTGTCGTTTCGTGCGTTACAGCTATCCTGAAGAGCTGCCAGAGCTTACTCTTGAATATCTTGAACACTCTCAGGACCACTGGCACTCGGATAATGAAACTGTCATTAATCTTGACCCCGAACAAACCCGAGATTTGAGTATATGGCTAGAGAGATCGGCTAATCCTGTTGATGAAGCCACCTGTGAATCTATCCACAGAGTAGAAAAATTCCTTGAAGAATATGGTAAGTTGAGAAATATGGATCCCGAAACTATTCACGGACTTAATACTGGAGACGATGAACGATCCGCTGAACTTACAGTAAGCGACCTTAAAAACATTCTTACTTACATTCAATAAAATGGAGACATCTTGCCCCTTTGAAGGATACTTTGAGATTGCAAAACACGTCTCAACAAAAATTCTAGAATCTGCCGAAGAGCAACCAAGTTTCACAATTTGGTTTTTTCGTAGAGAAACTGAAAACTTCACTCAAGAAGAATTCTTGGGTAATCTAGAACCAAACAATTTTGGTTGGGACAACGTAACACGCGAACTGTTCTACAAATCCAAAGAAAATGAAACTTATTCCGTGACTTTTAATGTCTATGAAACTAACCGATGATGAGTGGAAAGAGATGAATAGTCTTAGAATGGCTATTAGTTACGATCCATCAACAGTGGTTCCAGAAAAAATGGAAAAGTTCACCGAATTATTTGTAAAATCCATCGAGGGTGCTGATGATTCTCCACCGATTAAACATAATGAAATTTCTTAAAAATCCGCAGCAGAAAGCACTATCCGATGAGAATAAAAGATTTCTGACCTTTGTAACTCTACTAAAAAAAGATTTCGGGCTCAGTTCGCCTGATATTGTAAGAAAAGGAGTTGCCCTTTTATTCATCGCCAAACAAGAGGAGCAGAAAGGTAGAAGACTTGTGTTTGTTGACGACAGCGATAATGTTGTCGTAGAGGTTCATTCAATATGAATTTAAAGGAACAAGCTTTGGGCCCCAACACCCCACCAGAAATCCTAACACATCTCGCCCGAGATGAGGATTCTAGTGTTCGCTATTGGGTTGCACAAAACCCCAACACACCACCCGAAACTCTAACACTTCTTGCCCGAGATGAGAATTGGAGTGTTCGCTGTAGAGTCGCAGACAACCCCAACACACCACCAGAAACTCTAACACTTCTTGCCCGAGATGAGAATTCTAGTGTTCGCTGTGGAGTTGCACGTAACCCCAACACACCACCAGAAATCCTAACACTTCTTGCCCGAGATAAGAATTGGGGTGTTCGCTGTAGAGTCGCAGACAACCCCAACACACCACCAGAAATCCTAACAATTCTTGCCCGAGATGAGAATTGGGATGTTCGCTTGAATGTTGCACTCAACCCCAACACACCACCAGAAATCCTAACACTCCTTGCCCGAGATGAGGATCAGGATGTTCGCCGGGGAGTCGCAGAAAACCCCAACACACCACCAGAAATCCTAACAATTCTTGCCCGAGATGAGAATTGGGGTGTTCGCTGTAGAGTCGCAGAAAACCCCAACACACCACCAGAAATCCTAACAATTCTTGCCCGAGATGAGTATTCTAGTGTTCGCTGGAGAGTTGAAAGAAACCCAAATTCAACAAGAGAAGTCATTCAAACTGTAAGAGCTTATGAGTTTTATAAAGAAATGGAGAATACAAAATGAGTAATGATTCAAAAATTCTATACTCTCAAGCTTTAGTAAAATGGGGCTTTTGGCCACAAATGGATCAGCTCCAAGAAGAATGCGCCGAATTAATAGTTGCGTGCAATAAACTTAGACGTAAGGGTGAAGATGCTAAGCCATTGATGATTGATGAATTGGCAGATGTTGCCATTATGACTCAGCAGATAATTTATGCAATGGAAGTTGAGAATGAAGTTGAAGATCGCATGAATTTTAAGTTAAAACGACTTGGAGAAAGACTTGGAACCCATTAAATCTCTGGTGATTGCCAACTGGTTTTTGGGAAAAGCCTGGCGTATCAATCATAAAATTACAGCTATAAGACTGCAAAAACTTGTATATTTTGCACACGGATGGCATTTAGCCTTATATAATAAACCGCTTACAGATGAACTACCACAAGCCTGGAGTTGGGGTCCAGTATTTACCGATATTTACGACGTGACCAAAAAGTATGGTAGTCAGCCAATTTATGAACACGTTTCGGAAACCGCTATTCAATCCGATGATACCCGAATACATCTGTTAGAAAGAGTATGGAAGATTTATAATAAATATTCTGACGTTCAGCTTTCTAGTCTAGCTCGTGAAGACGGTTCTTGGCATATAACCCTGAAAAAATATCCTAACCGAAGAAATGTGAGCATAGATGACGCTACAATTGAACAAGCATTTAAAAACAAAATCCAATCGCAATCATCCGTAAAATGAACAAACTTGAACTTTCCTACAACATCAACACACCACCAGAAATCCTAACACTTCTTGCCCGAGATGAAGATGCTAGTGTTCGCTGGGGGGTTGCATACAACACCAACACGCCAACAGAAATCCTAACAATTCTTGCCCAAGATGAGAATCCTGATGTTCGCTGTAGAGTTGCAAAAAACCCCAACACACCACCTGAAATCCTAACAATTCTTGCCCGAGATGAGAATTGTTATGTTCGCTATTGGGTTGCAGAAAACCCCAACACGCCAACAGAAATCCTAACAATTCTTGCCCAAGATGAGAGTGTGGATGTTCGCTATGGAGTTGCAGAAAACCCTAAAGCAGCATTAATAAATATTTGCCTGGACAATGACGAAAGATTCAGAATACAAGTTACGAGTGCTATTTCCAACAAAGATGAAACCCAACAAAAACTAGAAGAATTAGAATTACTAAAACAACAAGCCCAGGGAAAAATCTTTGACCTATAAATAATTCATAATTTAGAATAACGAAATGAAAACATTTCATCAATTTTATGAAGATGTTGCCCAAAGTAGACAAAATTCGGCTCAACGAACTCAAGAGAGTTTAATTAAACAAAAGCGAGAATCAGAAGCCCGTCGAGAACAACAGCAAGCCGAAGCTGATGCCCGAGCAGAAGAAGCAGAAAGACAAAGAATAGAAAGAGAAAAAGAAAACAGATTAGCAGCATTAGAGCAGAAATTAAACAGACAATGAAATATATAATCTATTCAAAGGAAAATTGCCCATATTGTGAACAAATTAAACAGGTGATGAACCTGGCCAATTTAGAACATGAAATTCTCACTCTTGATAAACATTTTTCAAAGGAAGAATTCTACGCAATTTTTGGAGAAGGCTCAACTTTTCCTCAAGTAATTCAAGGTGAAACAAAACTAGGAGGTTGTAAAGATACGATTCTATTTTTACGGAATCAAAAGATTCTCTAATGGAAGAAGTACACACTGACATTGAAAAAGCTATTGATTTTGCATTTGTAGAAAGTAAATTTATTCTTAATTTTTACACATATCTGCAACAAAAAGAGTTCAGACGTGCCGATGCCCAGGAGTTTCTTAAGAGTCACACTGCACTCAATATATTAGCCATTATTCAAGAATTGTCCGAATACCTTGAAGGAGGTCAAGACCCTAGGCACAGCTACCTTAGAGAGGCTTATGGGCACCTCTCAAAGCCTTTTGCGAGGAAGATCAAGATTTATCTTGAGTCATTTATTACAGACACAGAGAAATACATTTATGATAAAAGGCTCGGTAGACGTGCAAAACCCAAAACTAAATAGGGGTAAGGAGTATTTGCTCCGAAAAAGACGAGAAGATAATTTTTTCTTTACTATTGTTAAGAGTATAACTCTCTTCTCAAGAGAAATCAATCTTAAAATTGAGCTAAAAATAAACAAACAAAATCTCGGAGAACGACCGCAATGATTAGTTTATTGGTAACCTTAATTGTTCTGATTTCTCTTTGCATTTTATTGGTGGGTCTAGTTTCCGGCTTTATTGTCGCTAAATTTTATCCTCCAGCTCCAAGACTCCATCCAGAGATGTATAATCCCGATGGTAGTATTAGGCCAGACATTCTACACGCAGTAACTTTTGACGGAGATTATGACTACACAGACGAAGACGACCAAGAAGAAACCAGCGACACCTGAAAAGCTTCAGAGCAATCCATTTTTGTTTGAAGTTTTTGATTTGGTAGTAAAACAGCGAAGCAATGCCAAGAAGGTAGAAATTCTACAGGAATATAAAGATCCATCTATAATGGCCGTATTCATTTGGAATTATGATGATAGCATTAGATCTGCAATTCCAGAAGGCGATGTACCCTTTGCAGAGGCCCGAGATATTGGAGTTGTCGGTAATGATACCAGTTTCTCGGATAGTTTGAATAAGCAGATCGTATCATCTGAAATGATCGATAGTTATGGCAGTAATAACCGCACCACAATCCGTAGAGAGCATAGTAAATTCTTTAACTTTATTGTTGGTGGAAATGATAGTCTGTCTAGTATTCGCAGAGAGACCATGTTTATCAATATAATTCAAGGATTGCATCCCCGAGAAGCTGAAATTATGTGTCTAGTGAAGGATAAAAAACTACAGTCAAAGTATAACATCTCGTTTGATGTTGTTAAAGAAGCATTTCCCGAGATTCAGTGGAGCAATAGAGTTTGATGAATAGTTTAGATATTTCCCCAGAAACTCTAGCCAAAATCTTGGAAGAAAAAGATCCACAACAGCGTATGGAAGTTGCAAACAACCCCAACACTCCACCAGAAGCCCTAACACTTCTTGCCCAAGATGAGGATTGGAGTGTTCGCTATAGAGTTGCAGACAACCCCAACACACCACCAGAAATCCTAACAATTCTTGCCCGAGATGAGGACGGGGATGTTCGCTATTGGGTTGCAATCAATTCCAACACACCACCAGAAACCCTAACGATTCTTGCTCAAGATGAGAGTGTGGGTGTTCGCTGTGGAGTTGCATCCAATCCTAACACACCACCAGAAATCCTAACAATTCTTGCCCGAGATGTGAATGAGAACGTTCGCTATGAAGTTGGAAGAAACTCAAACGCAACAAGAGAAACCGTTCAAACTGTAAGAGCTTATGAGTTTTATAAAGAGCATCAAACATTATGAAAGACCAAAATCTTCTGTTAGCAGACAATCATAACACTTCCCCAGAAGCCCTAACACTTCTTGCCCGAGATGAGGGTTATTGTGTTCGCTGCGGTGTTGCAGACAACCCCAACACTCCTCCAGAAATCCTAACAATTCTTGCCCGAGATGAGGGTTATTGTGTTCGCTGCGGTGTTGCACACAACCCCAACACACCACCAGAAATCCTAACAATTCTTGCCCGAGATGAGCGTTGGAGTGTTCGCTGTAGAGTTGCACAAAACCCCAACACACCACCAGAAATCCTAACAATTCTTGCCCGAGATAAGGATGGGGATGTTCGCTGGAGTGTTGCCCGAAACCCCAACACACCACCAGAAATCCTAACACTTCTTGCCCGAGATAAGGATTGGACTGTTCGCTGGCATGTTGAAAGAAACCCAAACGCAACCCGAGAAGTCATTCAAACTGTAAGAGCCTATGAGTTTTATAAAGAAATGGAGAATAAAAAATGAGTAATAAGTCCGAACCGTGGACGACCGAAGAGCTGAACACTTTACCTAGCAATTATCATTGTGAAATTCTATTGAGCGATGTGAATAGAGATGACATAAATCTTAATGAATTGCCTTCAGATGCACATATTGTTGAGTACAGTGATAACGATGGAAATCACATTGACATCTGCCGTTCTTCAAAAATGGTAACTGTCTTTGACCTTTATTATGATAGGTTTGGAAATCATATTTATAAAATTGAGCATTCTAATGGAAAAATTAACCCTAGAAACTGGAAACGATGAGTGGTTTTGCCAAGGCGATTATTAATGAGAAGGAATTGGATAAACTTCTTAAGAAATACAAGAAAGTTAAACGTTATATGCGGAGCAGGTTATACGAAATGAAAAATCTTGACGGAACTGAACAAATTGTTTCTAAGCTGTTGGAGGACACTCCTGATGAGTAGCATGGGTCATCACTGTCTGTTAAACGTTTACGGTTGTGATTTCAATCTACTTAATGACGAGCAATTTCTTATTCAAGTCTTAAGAGTAGCAGCCGAAAAGTGTGGAGCAACAGTTTTGAATTGCATGTCTCATAAATTTGAACCACAAGGAGTTACTGCCATTTTATTACTATCTGAATCTCATATTTCCGTGCATACCTTTCCAGAGAAAGGAAAAGCTGCATTTGATATTTTCACTTGCGGAAAGGCAGATTCTAATCTTGGTGTTCAATACATTCTACAGAATATTAATTGTCAGCACCATACAATAAAAGATATTGCCCGATAAACACTGCCTCCAGAGGGGGGCTTGACAAACAGGAGAACCTATGCTAGGATACTATAGCTCAAACGAGCCAGCCAAAGAAAAGCTTAACAATAAGACCCTTAAACTTCTAATTCAGAATTTAAAGAATATTGTTGAACTACTTGAAGACGAGATTATCGTTGAGGATGAGCAAAATAATGTTATCAGACTTGAAGATATGATGCAGAATATACAAAAAGAATTTGAAGACCCTGAATATTTGGAGGTAGATTAATGGCTTACAATTTGACACCTTTTGAAAAGGACCTTGCAGCATTTGCAGATAGAATTGGTATTATTGTGGGTCTTGAAATTGGAAATAAAATGACCGAAGATGAGGCTTATAAAGAGATTAAACTTCTTGTGAAAGACCTTAAAAATTCCCGTAAGAAAAATAGAGAAGAAGAGAATGAGCAGCAAAGTTGAATTAGTTTCACATACACAAGATGCGGAAAAGTTAATTGCATATTGTGCAAGAGTATCTAATCCTAAAAATCAGGACAACGAAGAATTTAGCGGTCTTCTTAAGTATTGTATCAAAGAGAAGCACTGGAGTATTTTCCAGATGGCCGATATGACGGTAGAGATTAACTGTCAACTTCCTATTGCAACACAAATTCTTCGGCACAGGAGCTTTGAATTTCAACAATTTTCTCAAAGATATGCTGATGCTACAGAATTGGATCTGGATATTCCTGTTCCAGATTTAAGAAAGCAAGACACTAAGAATAGACAAAACTCAACTGATGATTTGGGTGTTTATTTAAAACTCACACTACAAGAAGAAATTAGACAGCATTTTGGGGTCTCACGAAATCTCTATAAGAAACTTTTGAGCCTTGGGGTGGCAAAGGAATGCGCCCGAATGGTACTTCCAGGTGCAACAATGACTAGACTTTATATGAAAGGAAGTCTTAGATCGTGGATCACATATATCGCTCTCAGAGAAAAGAATGGAACCCAACTAGAACATCAAGAAGTGGCAAAGGCATGTAAGGCTATTTTTGCTGAGTGTTTTCCAGTTGTCTCTGAAGCTTTGGGTGGAGCTAATACTGAATGGGTCATATGATTACCAATAAATACTTTAGAACTACGAAAGAAAATGGCAATTTATCCGATTATTAATAAAGAAACTGGTGAAACTAAAGTAATTGAAATGAGCGTTCACGATATTATTCCCTGGTTTCAAAATAACAAACCTTGGGTCCGGAATTGGGCTGAAGGTGCCGCCGGATTTATAGAAACCGGAGAGTGGAAAGATAAGCTCATTAAAAAGAACCCAGGATGGAATGAAGTCCTACAAAAGGTAAATAAATCAGCCGGCACAAAGAGCCAAATTGGTAAAATCTAACAAACAAACATACACAAACCTATGACTCGTAAAAGAAGGGCTACATCCGAACGAACTTCTTTAGGCTACAATAAAAATCAAAGACGAAATGGTAGAACAATTAATTTAGAGCTGTTGCATAAAATGCACCCTCTTACTGATAATCAGGCCAAGCTTTTTGATTCTTATGAACGAGGACAAAATATTTTAGCTTACGGATCGCCGGGAACGGGTAAAACTCACGTTCTTCTTTACAATGCACTCAGAGAAGTTCTTAACGAAAGAACTCCTTATGATAAGATCCTTATTGTTAGGTCTACTGTACAATCTCTTGAAATTGGATTCGTTCCTGGTAATGTGGCAGAGAAGATTGCACCATTTGAGGCTCCTTATAAGCAAATGGTTCAATCCATGTTTGATCTTTCAACGGATGAAGAATTTGAAATGATCTATGGACTTCTTAAGAGTGAAAAGATAATTGACTTCATGTGTGTCTCTTTTCTTAGAGGAACCACTTTTGATAATTGTCTAATAATTGTGGACGAATGCCAGAATCTTAACTATCACCACCTTTCTACCATTATCACTCGCGTTGGACAAGATAGTAAGATTTTCTTTGCAGGAGATTATAGGCAATCTGATCTAGTGAAGCAAAGTGAGCGCATGGGTTTTAATAATTTTGTTGAGGTCTTAAATGAAATGCAATCAGTTGACCTTATTAAATTTGGCATTGAAGATGTGATTCGTTCAAATTTGGTTAAAGAATTCCTTGTGGCGGAACATAAAATTGATACTCAGTAAAAATGAATCTAAAAGAAAAATTAAACGTAATCCAACGACCCATCTTTGAACACGCCGAACTAGACATTCCGAAAATAAAGCGAACAACTATTGACGGCATCAGGTATTATAAAATTCCTGATGCCGAAAAAGAACTAACATTTATTTCTGTTACCTCAGTTACATCAAATTATAACAAAGAAAAACTTGCAGAATGGCGAAAGAGAGTTGGTGAAGACGAGGCAAACAGGGTCACAAAATTTGACACAACTTTAGGAACACAATATCATGCACTCTCTGAGGCATTTTTCAAGAACGAAGAAATTCCAGAGAAGTCAGCTCTTGCTAAAATACTTTTTAGAAATGCAATTCCAACCTTTAAGAAGATAGGAAAGATCTATACGATTGAGAATCCGTTGTATTCACTGTTATGGGAATTAGCCGGAACTCCAGATATGATCGCCGATTATGAGGGAGTTCTAAGTGTCATAGACCATAAGACATCAAAAGAACCAAAGCCCGTAGAATGGATTGAAGGTTATTTTGTTCAATGTTTTACCTATGCTCTCATGTATGCAGAGTTATTTGGCATCATGCCAAAACAGCTAGTGATCATTATGTCTTGTCAAAATGGCGAAGTGAAAGTCTATATTGAAAAAGACCTGCGGAAGTATGTCAAGATTTTAAGAAAATACATCAACAAATTTATATCAGACAAAAATGAAAGCAACCGATGAATTGAAGCAAGAATTTGAGAAGAAGTTCAATAGTCCAGATAAATTTGCAGCAGAGATTGAGAAAATGGTTTCAGAAAGAGATGATCTAAATTACATCTCTGCAATTACTGAATACTGTGACGCCAATAATATTGACATCGAATTAGCTCCAAAGCTAATAACCAAAACTCTTAAGGAAAAAATTCAAGGCGATGCGACTAGACTCAATTTTCTAAAGGGAGGTTCTAAGGCTAGACTGCCCTTATGAATCCGTTTGAAGTTTATGTCACCTTTCTTGCACTGAAAAGACATTTTTCAACTCCTTCATATGATTACTTTAAATATCACGGTAAAATAAAATGCTCTCAAGAGACATTTAAGAAATCTAAAGATCGTTTATTTTTTGAAAGATTGGGCAGAAAGAAGAAACCAAAAGAGATAATAGATTTCTTTGTTTTCAATTTCGTTGCATCTGACAATCCCGCCTCATTGTGGATCGGTGATATTATTAAAAACGGTGAAGGAATATACACAGAAGGTCTTAGAATTAGAGAGTCATTATCATACATTTTTGAGCAAGACCTAAGAACTCTTACAGATAATCAACATCTGTTTGAAGTAGTAAAAATAGATGGCTCAAAACATCCTAAGATCTTGAGGTCTTATCTTAATAAGACAATTAAATTTGAGACTCTTCTTATTATGTTAACGGTCTTGAAACTAAAGGAAAAATATAATGAGTTTCTACAAGATCCAATATGGAATATTATCAGCAGCAAGCTAGAGAAATATTCACCGTTTCTTGAGATTGATCATAATAGATACAGCGAAATAATACGCAAATATATTTGATGTTAAACAAAACAATAAAGCGAGCTATACAAAAACGAATAAAAAAACACCATAAACTTTACGATCTACCTGTAATCGCCGAATATTGGGAAGAGGTATTTGCCAAATCCGTTGAAGACGGTGAAGGATATAGCGATTGGAAACCAGATAAGTCTCATTGTATCGGAAAAGATCAGGTATGCACCATTGATGGTGAGACATATAGAATATCAAATAAGAGTGGCAAATACAATAGAAAAAATGAGACTCTCGTTATAAGTGGATCTAGAAGCGGAGAGTATGAAACCCTCGAGGATAAGATAAAATTCTTCTCAGATAAGAAAGAAGATGTTTATGTGTGCTGTGCAACCGAGACAAAAAAGCCTTCAAGTAAGAACTATTACATCTTTTTCTTTGAGAGTAAATTGTTAAACTATTCAGAGGCAATCTGGTTACCGAAATATGGTAAAAATCAAAATCAGACTGGATGGTACTGTGACACTGATAATTACAGAGCAGAGATAAGACACTCCTTGAGCGGTCAAATCTGGACCACAATAAAGCTGCTCAATGCCAATATCACGCCGGAGGTTATTTCAATTGATTGATTTATATCAAGGAGATTGCCTAGAGATTATGCCGAGTATTCCTGACAATTCGGTTGATATGATTCTGGCAGATCTACCATATGAAATAACAGCCGCAAAGTTTGATATTCTTATTCCATTTGAGCCTTTATGGATACAATATAATAGAATTGCAAGAGAAAATGCAGCAATGGTTTTCACTGCATCTCAACCCTTTACTACGGCTCTTATATCATCCAATCTTAAAAATTTTAGATATGAATGGATATGGGAAAAACCCCAAGGAACAAATCCAATGGTAGCCAAATATCAGCCTCTTAAGTCTCACGAGAATATAGTGGTCTTCTATAGAAAGAGTCCAACATACAATCCACAGATGACTCTTTCTACTCCTTATGGCGGATTTAAGTCAACCAAGAAAAAACTGGGCGAAGTCTATGGAGATCTGAAATCCGAGCATCGTGATAATCCAGAAGGTTCTAGGTATCCAAAAACTGTTATAAAATTCAAACAGGAAAAGGGTCTACACCCAACACAAAAACCTTTAGCTCTTATGGAATACCTTATTAAGACCTATACCAATGAGGGTGATGTGATTCTAGATAATGTATTTGGAAGTGGAACATCTGGTGCTGCCGCAAAGAAGACGGGGAGAAGTTATATCGGTATGGAACTTAATGAGAACTATTTTAAAATTGGTTCCGAGAGAATAAACAAAACTCCCGCTCCAAATGCCCTGGATATGCTCTTCTAAATATGGCTGGTAATCATTTAAACAGAATTTCCAGATAAACTATGGAACCAAGAATTTACGTCTACAAAATAACCTTTCAAGAGGCACCTCTTTACTACATTGGAGTTCATAAAGAAAAAACCTTTAACGAAGAGTATATGGGAAGCCCAATAACCCATAAAGAAAAATGGCAAATCTATAATCCACAGAAAGAGATTCTTAAAGAATTTGATTATACCGATGATGGATGGCTACAGGCTCAAGAATTTGAAAAAGAACTTATTCGCCCCGTTTATAATACAGACATTAACTGTCTTAATGAATCTTGTGGCATTAGAATTAGTTTAGCCATAAATCGGGCCACCGGCAAGAAAGTGTGGGAGAATAAGACTCCCGAACAAAGAAGTGACTGGGCAAGAAAAATAAATGAAAATAGAACCACTGAACAAAGAAGCGCAATAGCAAAAAAAGTAAATGCAAGTAGAACCCCCGAACAAAGAAGAGCCGCAGCAAAAAAAGCGAGAGCGACATATCAGGCAAATTCAACCCCAGAACAAATAAGCGCATCAGCAAAAAGCAGATGGGCAAATATGACTCCTGATCAAAGAAGTGCATTCTTAAAAAAAGGAAATGCAACTAGATTTCAATGTACTGTAACAGGACGTATTTCCAACGCAGGAGCATTGACCCATTATCAACGAGCAAGAGGAATTGACACATCAAAAAGGGTAAAAGTTATTTCTTCTTGATTTTCTAAATATTCCTGGTTGGCAAACCTTTGATTTCAAAAAGCTTCCAAATCAAAACAAACAAAACATCTAACGCAATTCAACGTATTATGGATTTCAAACAGCTTAAAAAGCAGAGCAAATCAGGAATCGGTGCTCTTACCGAAAAGCTCCTGAAAGATGCCGAAAAATTAAATAGTAGCTCTTATACCGAAGATAAAAATATCTTTAAATTAGAAACAGATAAGAGTGGAAATGGACGAGCGATTCTACGCTTTCTTCCTGCCCCATCAGGAGAAGATGCAGCCTTTGTTCGCCTTTATAATCATGGTTTTCAGGTAAATGGCAAGTGGCTCATTGAGAATTGTCCAACAACTCATAATGAATCGTGCTTTATATGTTCCGAAAATAGCGCACTCTGGAACAGTGGAATTGAATCTGATAAGGCAATTGCCCGCG